CGCCGGAACGTGCTGGACTATCGGCTGCTGCTCCACAGTTTCCAAAAAGGCGACGGGGAGAACGTCTGGACACTCGACGAGAACGGCCTGACCCTTGAGGTCGGCACGAACGTCGAGTACGCCAAGTTCGTAAATGACGGCCACTGGACCAACCCGAAAGGGATAGAGAGGCGATTCGTTCCCGGACACTGGGAAAAGGCGAACGGAAAGGACCACTTCATCTACACCCCGGGAGAAAAGACCGGGATGGTCCTAAAAATGAAATGGGTGGAGGGCTCCCACTACTGGGAAAGCTCCGTCAGAATCCTAGAAAAGCTCTACCCGGAGCTGCTCGAAAAGAAGCTGCAGAGCTGGCTGGACGAGTATTTCAAGGATTTTTTGTGAGGTGAAACCTATGGCTGCCCTAGAGCAGGAAATCGCAAGCGTTATCCGCTTTATCCTCGATTCCGTACCCGGGATTACGCCCTATTACTGGGACATCCCGGAGGGATTCGTCGTACCCTCTGTTTTCTTTCCGCAGCCGGAGCTCACACCTCTCGGCGACACGTTCGCGTCCTATGCGGTGGAATATGACTGGTACATCAAGTTTTTCGCCAGCACGGACGAGGACGCCTACGCAAGCGCGGCAGCGGCCTTGAACGCCATTTGCGCAGCCCGCCTGCTTGTCCCGCTCATTGACGAGGCGGGAGCAGCGGTAGGAGGCGGAGTACGGCTCAAAGACCCCGGAGGCGTGAAACGGCTGGACACAGGCACAGCCCAGCTCACACTCCACTGGGACAGCCGCCGTCCGTACAACAGGGTGGATTGCCAGAAGGTGATGCACTACAACCTCGACCTCAAAGCGGCCGAGGAAAAAACTGAATAGGAGGTATCTGCATGGCAGAGAAGAACGCGAGCGCGGCACAGACCGCGCAGAAGTTCCCTATTGAGCGTCTGGCAAAGGCTTGCCGGACGCTTTTTCATGTTTCGGCCAGCACGTTCGCCGGTGCCACGGCGGGCATGACTGGTGAATACACCGTCGAGGAGATGCGGAAGCACATCGACGAGTGGCTCGGAAAGGAGGCCGTTGTTTAATGGCAGGCGGTAAATACGATAAGCTGGCGGGAAAGACCCGCCCGGGCACTTACATCAACTTCGAGAGCGACCGCAACGACACCGTCGGCAACTCTGAGCGCGGCATCGTGCTGCTGCCCCTGATTGGCTACGACTTTGGCCCCGCCAAGACGCCCATCATCCTGACGGCAGCGGCCCCGGATGCTTACAGTGTGGAGCTCGGCCGCAGCGTCTACGACGCGACCAACGATAAGATGCGCCTGATTCGTGAGGCATTCAAAAAGGCTTCCAAGGTCATCGTCTACATCACGGAGAGCGGCACAGCCGCAACCGGAACCGCTGCTCCGCTGACCGTAACGGCCAAGTACGGCGGCACTCGCGGCAACGATATTCACGTCTCTGTCGTCACAAACCCCGTCGGCGGCTTTGACGTCACCGTGTATTTGGATGCTGACGCCACCGCTGTGTACGAGGGCGTCAAGACCGTCGAGGAGCTTATTGCAGCCGCAGCAGACGACAAGCTGGTGAAGTTCACCGGTACGGGCGACCTGAAAGCGGCATCCGGCGTGAAGCTGGCAGGCGGCACGAACGTCACCAGCGCAAACGGTGACGTCACCGCGTTTGTGGACAAGATGGAGGGCATCAAGTTCAATACTCTGTGCTTCCCCGTTACCGATGCTACGTTGCAGACCGCAGCCATCACCAAAATCAAGTATATGCGCGAGAGCATGGGCAAGGGCGTGAATGTGGTTCTGCCGGACGCAAAGAGCCCCGACCACGAGGGCGTCATCAATGTCACAAACTCTGTTGTTGTTGACGGCGTTGAGCTGACCCACGCGGAGGCCTGCGCATTCGTTGCGGGCATCACCGCATCCGCAAGCTGCATCAAGTCTAACACCTACGAGGTCTACAACGGCGCGACCGGCATCGTGGACCCCAAGGACAACGAAGCAGCCATTGCGGCCATCAAGAACGGCGAGATGTTCTTCTCCTACTCCGAGGCGGGCAACGTCATCATCGAGTACGACATCAATTCTCTGGTCTCTTTCAAGAAGCCCAAGGACAAGACGTACAGCAAGAACCGCGTTATCCGCACTCTGGACGCTATTCAGGAGGCCATCCAGAATAACTTCCCGCCCAACAAGTACGACAACAGCCCGACCGGCTACGCCGCTATGAAGGGCATCGGCCAGTCCATCCTCAAGCAGTACGAGGATATGGGGGCCATCAAGAACGTGGACTATGACGCGGACTTCAAAATCGACGAATCTTTGAGCAGCGGCGACGAGGTTTATTTCATCGTCGCAATCCAGCCTGTGGATTCTGCCGAGAAGCTGTTCTTCACCGTCAAGACCCGCTAAAGCAGCAGGAGGTAAGTTATGCAGTACAACAAAAACCCTATTAGCCTCCGCGAGGGCCATGCGCTTATCGACGGCGTCGAGGTCATGGACGGCGTGAAGATGACTATCAACTTCACCCCGGAGACGTGGACCGGCCGCCAGTTGAACGAAACCACTCCGTCTACCCGCTGGGTTGGCGCGACCATCACCGGCAGCATGACCCGTCGCCGGACCAACAACTGGCTCAAGACCAAAATCAAGGAGTATCAGGCAACCAAGGCGACGCCCGAGTTCGTGATTCAGGGCATCATGGACGACGCTAATTCTGACTACTATGCAGCCCACGGCTCCGATGTCGTGACCTGCGTCGGTTGCGTCCTGACTGGTGACCTTCCCCTGACCGCACTGGATGCAGAGAGCGGCAGCGTGGTCGATGACGTCATCAACTTCAACATCAAGAACATCATCTAACCTCCCGACATTTTGGTCGGGAGCATACAGGCGAAGCCTCTCCTAGGTGGAGGGGCTCCGATTTTTATTTTGGAGGAGACAGCTATGAGCAAGAACCTGAAATATTTTATGCGCGAGGCAGCAGAGGTGGAGAAGGTCGTCACCGTACCGGCCCCGGAGAGCTTTAAGGACGAGAACGGCAAGGTCATCCAGCTCGAGGTCAAGGTGCTTTCCTCTGAGCGTATCCGCGCCATCAATGAGGGGTACCACACCCACACTGTCGCGCTGGACAAGAAGGGCAATCCCTACATCAACGGCGGCAACGTGGTTTTCCGCGACGAGCGCGACAATGCAAAGGCCACCCGTCACATCCTCGTTGAGGCCCTGCAGTACCCCAAGCTGGACGACCCGGAGCTGATGAAGTACTACAACTGCGTGGACATCACCCAGATGCCGGAAAAGGTTTTCTCCCGCGCCGACGAGTTTGCTCATGTCACCCGCGTCGTCATGGCTCTGCTTGGCATCGGCGGTCAGCTCTCCGAGGAGGAGCAGAAGCAGGCCGATGAAAAGGAAATCGACGACGCAAAAAACTGATTCGCAGCGCGGGCAGCGAGACGTACTGGGCCCATGTACTTTGGCAGCGGCACGGTCTCCGACCGGAGGAGTTCGACCGAATGAGCCGGAGACAGAAGCTCTTTTACATCGCCTCCGAGGAGGAGGAAAGCGCGCGCCCGTGCAGAAGGGATACCATGAAGCTCGTCCCTATAAGGCGATAGGAGGACCGACATGGCAACACTGAAAGTCGTATTCAAGGCCATCGACGAAATCTCCTCCAAGTTCAACGAGATGACGCAGAGCGGCGAACGGGCTCTTGAGGCGTTCGAGAACACCGGCACGGCGGCAGACGGAGCATTGAGCAAGGTCTCCCGCACGGCCGCGCAGACCGCAAAGAGTACCGACGCTGCTGCTGATTCCGTCGATGACCTGTCCTCGGCCATCGGGGACTACGAAAAAGCCACCGGGCAGGCGGCAAATTCTACCGGCGTCCTGTCCGAGAAAACGACCGAGACCGAGAAGAACCTCGACGAGGCAGCGGAGGCAGCCCGTAAAGCCTCGGATGAGGTCGAGAAGTTCGGCGATAAGTCTGAGGAAACTGGCAAGCAGAGCGAGGAATCGAGCAAAAAGAGCCGCGACGGCATCAAGGAGCTGCAGGGCGTCCTTGCGTCGGCCGGAATAGCCGCCACTCTGAACGAGATTAAGAACGGCTTTTTTGACTGCTCCGAAGCGGCCGCACAGTTCGAGACCTCCACTGCAATGGTTGCTACCATCGCGGATACGAGCCAGAAATCCTTGAGCAGCATCTCGAAAGAGGTTCGCAGTTACTCCAACGAGACCGGCGAGGCGGCCAGCGACATGGCGGAGGCGACCTATCAGGCCATTTCAGCCAGCATCAACACGGCGGACGCTGCGGCCTTTGCGGGAACCGCGACCAAGCTGGCCGTCGGCGGCTTTACGTCGGCGACCACGGCTGTTGACGTTCTGACAACGGCCATCAATGCCTACGGCCTCGCGGCGTCGGATGCAACGCAGCTTTCCGACTACCTTATCACCACCCAGAACCTCGGCAAAACGAGCGTGGACCAACTGGCGCAGAGCGTCGGCAAGGTTATTCCTCTGGCGTCTGCGTACAACGTCCAGATGGACAATCTTAGCTCGGCTTACGCTGTCCTAACCGCCAACGGTATCGCTACCGCAGAATCCGGCACCTATCTCAAGTCGATGCTGAATGAGCTCGGCGACACCGGCAGCGGCGTTTCTGAGGTCCTGCTGAACTCCACCGGCAAGACCTTTGCGCAGCTCATGGAGCAGGGCTACTCGCTCGGCGATGTTATGGCTATGCTGGGTAACGCGGTAGATGGAGACAGCACAGCGTTCAACGCCCTGTGGAACTCCACGGAGGCCGGTATCGGCGCACTGTCCCTGTTCAACGCAGGAGCAGACAAGTACAACAGTGTGCTCGAATCCATGCGTACCAGCGCAGGAGCAACCGAAAAGGCATACTCCACGATGGCGGACACGACCGACAAGAGCAAGCAGCGGATGGAGAATGCGTTCAACAACCTGAAAATCTCTGTCGGCGATGTGCTCAACCCCGCGCTCACGCAGGTATACGAAGGATTCACCAACGTATTTGCGGGCATGAGTGATTTTGTGGACGAGCACCCGGCCGTCGTGGCGGCCATTTCTGCCATTGCGGTCGGTGTGGGCGGATTCACGGGCGCGCTGGCCGCCTACAACCTCGCAACCACGGCTGCGAAGTTCGTGACGGAGGCATTCACCGCGACGCTGGCGGCTAACCCTTACGTCCTCGCAGCAGCAGGCATCGTTGCTGTTACAGCAGCGGCCGTTACCCTGACCGGAGTGCTGATTACGCAGAGCGACGAGTACGAGGGCATGACGGCCACCTGCCGTGACCAGTACGACGAGCTGCAGAGGCTGAACGACCAGTACAATGCAGCCTGTGAGCAGTACGGCGAGAACTCCGACGCGGCCAACAGCCTGCGTTACCAGCTCGACCAGCTCAACGACGAGTTTGAAGCCAACCGGCAGACCGTCAAGGAGTTTGTGGCGGAGTGCGACGGCCTCGTCGAGAGCCACAACAAGGTCATGGACGCCTACAACAGCTCCACCTCGAGCATCAAGGACCAAGAGCTCGGCACACTGGCTCTGACCCAGCGGCTCGGGGAGCTGGCCTCGCAGAACACGCAGACCACCGCGAGCTACACGGAGATGAAAGCCATCATCGACCAGCTCAACGCCGATGTCCCGGGTCTCGGCCTGACCTACGACGGCGTGACCGAGAGTGTGGACGCGACGGTCGAGGCTATCAAGAAAGCCGCAAAGGCGCAGGCTGATTCGGAGTATAAGGCCGAGCAGCAGCAGACCTATGTTGACCTGCTGAAAGAGCAGAGCAGCCTCGAACAGCAAATCGCGGAGGCGGAGGCCAACCTCGACGCGGAGCGTCAGCGGCGCGGCATGAGGCAGGACGACGTCACCGGCGACTGGGTCAGCGGCAGCGGCTTTTGGATGGAGGACAGTCCGTGGGTGGCGTGGACTTCTGACATCGACGAGTACAAGAAATCCCTCGAGGAGCTGCAATCTGCCTACGACGAGAACCAGCAGACCCTCTCCGACATTGAGGGCGAGTGGCGCGGCGTCGCGCAGGCAGTCGAGGATTCGCAGAACCAGACCGTCAGCTATGAGGAGGCCGTCAGCGCGGCCGTCAGCACGGCACAGACAGAGCTCGATAACCTCACGGCGGCCTATGACAAGGCGTATGAATCGGCCCGGACGAGCATCGAAGGGCAAATCGGTCTGTTTGACACGATGAAAACCTCGTCTGAGCTGTCCATCAGCGACATGGAAAAGGCCATGCAGAGCCAGACAGACTATCTCAACCTCTACTCTGAAAACCTCAAAAAGGCCGCAGAATACGGCCTCGATGACGGCCTGATTAAGTCGTTGAGCGACGGCAGCGAGGAAAGCGCGGGCTACATCAACGCCATTATCCAGAACATCGAGAAACTGGGAGGCAGCACCGAGGGTATGCCCGCAGCAGCCTCCAAGTTCGTCACCGAGTTTAACTCCAAGTTTGAGGAGACCGAAAAGGCAAAGGACACCTTCGCGGACAACGTCGCCAAGATGGAAACCGACTTCGACGAGAAGATGGGCGAAATCGAGACCCGGATGTCCAAGACGGTTCAAAACATGGAGATGACCGACGAGGCCCGGAAAGCAGCACAGGATACCATCAAGGCCTACTGTGATGCAATCCGCTCCATGACTGGCGAGGCCGGGAGCGCAGCGGAGGCCGTTGCGAACGCAGCCGCCTCCCACCTGAAAACTGCGCCGACAACGACACCCACCGCAACGACAGTTACCGGTCACGCGAACGGCACTCTGTCCGCACAGGAGGACGTCTACATCGCCGGTGAGAAAGGCCCCGAGCTTATCATCGGCGCGCGCGGGTCCGAGGTGTTCCCCACGCAGGAGACCGAAAGAATCCTCGCAGCCGTGAACAGCGCGGAAAACGCCACGAACGCCCCGGAGCCCACGGCAAGCCCGCTCCCGGAGAATGACCTGCCGGAGGGTATGGAGGCCGTCAAGGAGTATTCCTATCTCACGGCTGACGGGCAGGGCTCTGATGCACAGCCCACCGGTATTGAGTACGTCGAACCGGAGGTGCAGGCGCAGACTACGGAGGAGGCTGCACCCGCAGAGGAGGCCCCGGTCAACACGACTGCCCCGGCCGCCAGCGACGCGCAGCAGGAGGCCCCGGCCTCCTCCTCGGACGCGCCCAGCATTGGCGAGACCGTCAAACGCATTATCATCGAAATCAACGGCAGCGGCTCCATCGACGTCGGCGGCATGAATGAGGAATCCGTCCTCGACATTCTGACGCGCCATGCAAAGCCAGTCCTTATGAGCATCATCAAGGGTGAAATCTTCGAGGAAGGAGACCTCGCCTATGATTTTTGAGAGCAGCATGCAGCTCTGGATTACGCACAACGGAGAGCGCGAGAAACTGCGCTTTCCTGTTCTGCCGACGAAGTTCGACGTCACTCACGGGACGAAGAACACGAGCGTCACCATCAGTGGCCTCGGCGAAATCCTCGTTTTGCAGGACCGGGCGGCCGCGGAGGTATCGTGGGACAGCTTTTTTCCAGCCGCGTATTTTCCGGGCATCCAGACGCCATTTATGCTGTCGTCACCGGATGCGATGATGCAGCGGCTTTTCGAGTGGAAAATCAGCGCGAAGCCGGTGCACCTCATCCTGACCGGAACGCGCGTAAACTTCTACGCGGCTATCCAGAGCTTGCAGCCTTACAGAAAAGGCGGCGACCCCGGGAGCATCTACTACAAAATCAAGCTCAAGGAGTACAGAGAGGTCAGAATCCGGCAGGTCAAAGTCAGCTCGACCGGAACTGCGACCGTCTCCGGCGGCTCCACCCGGACAGACAACCGAGTGCAGGCGAAAACCTACACGGTCAAGCCCGGAGACTGCCTCTACAACATCTCGAAATCGACCCTCGGCGACGGAGGCCGGTACAAAGAAATCTATTCCCTGAACAAGGATAAGCTCAAAAACCCGAATTTGATTTATCCCGGACAGGTGTTGCAGCTCCCGTGAGGTGAGGCAATGAGCAAGATTACATTCCTCGTCACAAAAGGCGAGACCACCTACGACATGAGCGAGCTGGTGGAGAGCGCGACATGGAGCGGCCGAAAGGGCTCCCCGGCGCGCACTCTTTCCGTATCGCTTATCGACGATGACGGCTGGAAACACGCCCGTTCCGGCATTGATGTCACCAAGGGAAACCACTGTGTTTTTTATTGGGAGGGCGCAGAGCTGTTTCGCGGCATCATCATGCAGCAGAGGCAGAGCACGAAAAAGACCATGACCATCAAGGCCTACGACGTGGGTATCTACCTGTCGAACAACAAAGACAGCTTTTGCTACAAGCGGAAAAAGGCGTCCGAAATCTTCAAGGACTGCTGCGACCGATTCCAGATTCCGTACAAGGACGTGGCCGACACTGGCTACGTCATCTCGGAGCTACCAAAGGCCAAAACGACAGCCTGCGATGTTATTCTGGACGCCTTGAGCCTCACGTTTAAGGCCACCGGCATCAGGCATTATGTGACGTCAGCCGACGGGAAACTGAGCTTGATAAAGCGGAAAGACAGCATCCTGCAATGGGTGGTGGAAACCGGCCGGAACCTTATAAGCTACGACTACACTTGCAGCATCGAGAAGGTGAAAACCCGCATAAAGCTGCTGTCTAAGGAGGACAAAGTGCTTGCCGAAAAGGCGGACACGGAGCTCGAAAAGACCATCGGCATCATGCAGGACATTTCCACGCCCGACAGCAACACCGAGGAGGCGAACCTCACGGACATGGCTGAATCCATGCTCGCAGAGCAGAAGCTCCCCAGCAAAACGCTGACAATCGAGGGCCTCGGGCAGGCAAACGTCATTTCTGGCGTCGGCCTGTGCATCATCATCAGGCCGCTCGGCATCTCGAACAGCTACTATGTAGACGAGGATACCCACACATTCAAGGGCAACTACCATGCAATGCGCCTTACATTGAACATGGCAACAGACACCGAGCGGAGCGCAAAGGCGAGCGATGAAAAGAGCTCGACCTCGCACTCCGTCGGCGATAAGGTCCAATTTTCGGGTGGTCCCCAGTACGTTGCGTCCACCGCGACGTCTCCGACCAACAGCCCGAAAGCGGGACCGGCGAAAATCACCGCCATCGCCAAGAGCAAGAACGCAAAACACCCGTACCACATCATCCACACGGACAAGCAGAGCACCGTCTATGGATGGGTGGACGCCAGTCAAATCGGATAGGAGGAGCTGCACATGAACCCGGATGAAGCGACGAGCCTAAAGCAGCTCTTTCTCTCCATGCTGCCGAAAGACGGCGGCATCGTTGTCGGCACGGTCACGAAAGAGAGCCCACTCACCATCCAGATAGAGAACGACGAAAAGCTCGAAATCTCTGGCAGCGCGCTCCTCGTCCCCCGGAACCTGACCGACTATCAAGTGAAAGTAGACATCGCCCTCGCGGACGGCAAAATCGACAGCAACACCCATGTGGGAGGCGCGCACGGCCACAAGTTCCAGTTGTTCGATTCCAGAGGCGGAGGGGTGACCGGCCTCGTCGGCTGCCCGCTTGAGGGCGATAAGGACAAGCCCGTGGGAGACTATCACAAGGTCGAGAGCAGCAAGGAGAGTGCGCACATCCACTCGCTGAAAACCTTTTCCATCGAGAGCGGTCTGCTGACCGTTTACAATGCGCTCAAGACGGGCGAATCTGTCTACCTTCTCCGCTTCAACGACGGTAAGAGCTACTACGCTCTTGAGAGGGCTATCGTATGAGCAGAGTATTTGTTCCCATTCCTATTTCCGGCATCGAGGAGGAGAAAGAGCAGCCGTCGCTCACCTACAAGCTCGACCTCGATACCGGGCGCATCGTCGGAAAGGTTGACGGCCTCGAAGCCGTCAACCAGTTTATTTTGAAAGCACTCCTCACTCCGCGTTTCCACTGCCTCGTCTACGACAACCAGTACGGCAGCGAAATCAAGGACACTGTCACGGACGAGAACGCGACAGAGGAGCTCATCAGGGCGGAAATCCCGAGACTTGTGGAGGATGCACTCCTCTGCGACGGCCGGATTCTTAAAGTCTATGACTTTGAGTTTGAGTTCAACGAGGATTCCTGCAACGTCCACTTCACGGCGGACACTATTTACGGGACCACAGAGGTCGAGGAGGTGATATAGAGTGTTTGAAGCCCAGACCTACGACAAGGTTTTGGAGGAGATTTTGAGCCGCGCGCCGGACGGAATCGACCTCCGGCAGGGCAGCATCTTCTACGATGCTGTCGCAGGCATCGCTTTCAAAATCGCCAAATACTATGCAGACCTCGAACAGGTGTTCGAGATGGTGTTTCTGGTGACGGCGACCGGCGATTACCTGACGCTCAAGGCGGAGGAATACGCCGTTTACCGGCAGGCAGCCGCGACGGCAAAGTACCGCATCAAGTACGACGGGGAACTCCCGGAGCTCGGGACGCGCTTCTTCTGCAGCGGCCAGTATTTTGTGCTGGCGCAGGATGACGCCCTCGGCATCTACATCGAGGCGGAGAAAGCCGGAACGGAGGCGAACGACATTCCGGCCGGAACCTCTGTTGTGCCGACCGACACGCAGCGGAGCCTCACGGCCTGCTCCATCGTCGAGGAGCTCGAACCGGGCGCAGACGACGAGGACGACGAGAGCCTCCGAAAGCGTGTACAGGAGAAAATCGCTGGACCGGCAGAAAATGGAAACCAGCAGCATTACAAAACGTGGTGCGAGAGCATCTCCGGCGTCGGCCGTGCGCGCATAGTTCCCCTTTGGGCGGGAGAGAACACGGTCAAAGGCATTCTCATTGACACGGAGGGCGGCCCGGCGTCTGAGGCTGTTGTGCAGCGCGTACAGGAGTACATCGACCCGGGCGGGACCGGCCTTGGTGAGGGACAGGCCAACATCGGCGCGCACTTCACCGCGACATCCGCCACGGCGAAAAGGGTCAACATCTCTTTCTCCGTGACACTTGCAAAGGGAGGAGACCTCGCCAGCGTCAGGAGCGCAGCGCAGACGGCCCTCAAAGCTCAAATCAAGAGCATCAACCTCACCACGGACGACAGCGAAACGCCCACCCTGCGCATCAGCACGGTCGGCAACACGATTTACAGCCTCTTGGGAGTGCTGGACTACGCAAACCTCCGTTTCAACGGCCAGACGGCAAACGTCGAGGCCGGAAAAGAGGAGGTATTTGTTTTGGGGGAGGTGACAGTAAGTGAAACCAACCCTGTATCCTAACGGATTCCCCAGCGCATACGAGGAGCTGAAAACATTCTACCCGGTGTTCTACCGGGATGTTTTCGAAATGGACGCTATCTGGCGCGCAGCCGGAGGCGGGCTGGACGAAATCGAGGACGGCGTGGACGCTGTTGTCAACAACAACTTCGTATCCCTGATGGACACGGATACGCTGGCGCAGATGGAAACCTTCCTCGGTATCCCTCTGAACCAGAAGCGCACCCTCGAGGCGCGGCGCAAGCTCGTCGCCTTGTACTTCATCGGCGGCAACCACATCGGCTCTCAGGAGATAAAAGATATTGTTTTTGGATATACCGGAGCCTCGTCCTCTGTTGAATTCAAAAATAGCAGAATTTATGTGAAGCTCTTCCCAAATGATAACTCCACATTCTTATCGAGCGACGTCATGGAATGCTTGAAGCGCAAGATTCCGGCTCATCTTTCGCTTTCGCTTGTTCTTGCATATATTCCGGATTTACAGCCAGCCTACGTCGCCGCCGCACCCTGCGGAATGGCTGCCTTTTGCACCGTTCGGCTGCCCGGAAGCATCAAACCCCGCGCCGTCACGGCTCGTGGCTATGTTGCCGGTGCTATGAGCGCAGCGCGGATGCAGACGACCGTTGAACTGCCCGGAGCCATCCACCCGAAAAACATCACCGCGCAGGCATACGCCACCGGCGGGCTTGCGCACACGCACGAAACCGTAACCATCAAGATTGGAGGACAGACAACATGAGCTGGGAAAAATCCAGTTATACAACTGCCGGTGCCGCGCTCCTGTCGGAATCCCTCTCCGGCGGCGCGCTCACCATCACCCGCGCCGTGAGCGGCACCGGCATCGTTGAAACCGACTTGTCGGCAGAAACGACCGTCAGCGGCGAAACGCACGAACTGACCATCCTTGCGATTGACACCGTAAAGGACGGAGAGGAAACGGCCCGGAAAGTCAGCATCCAGATTACCGGAGCAGAAAGCACTTACATCATGCACCAGATCGGCGTATATGGCCGCCTGAATGATGATGCCGAAGTGCTGCTGTTCATCATGCAGGATGAACGTGGAATCGAAGTCCCTGCATCCAGCGTGAACGCTGATTTTGAAATTGAGATTGCTGCCCTTATTGCAATCTCGAACAAAGCAAAAATCGAAATTGCCCTCAGCCCGCAGATGCAGGCTTTGATGAAGCTGGTCAAGGCCGAAATTGAGAAGCACAACGCCGCCGCTGATGCCC